TTGCTCCTTGTAAGACCCATCAGGAGAGAAACGCAAACAATAGATGTGTTAATAAACCTGCTGGTTCCCCTAAAAAAGATTCATCTAAACGATCTTCTCCTAAAAGGGCTAAGAAAGAGCTCGTTCCTTGTAAGCCTCATCAGGAGAGAAACGCAAACAATAGATGTGTTAATAAGCCTGGACACAAACGCGTAAGGAAACCAAAAGCTGCTTCTGCCGTAGGAGGATCTCCTCCATCAGAGTTTATCGGTTCTCCAAGTTTTTTACACACTCCTAGATCAATGGACGATTGTGTAAGAAATAGTTTAATACCGTTAAAACCAGAGCAAATAAAAGTTATTCAAATAATGGACAATCGGGATGCTTTGTTAGTAGTTCACGGAACAGGTTGTGGAAAAACTTTGTCTGGAGTTGGAGTAGCCGAATGTTTTCTAGCAACTAATCCAGAACATAAAGTTATTTTTGTTGGACCATCTGCTCTTGTTTCAAATTTTAGAAAAGAAATGGCTAAGTACGGTATAACTAAAGATTCTCTAAATTACAAAAGATATAATGTAGTTTCATTTACTAAATTCTTACAAAACCCAATAGACTGTAGCAATTCTCTTCTAATTGTAGATGAAGCCCAAAATCTTAGAAACGCTTTTGGAAAGAAAGCACAATCTATACTAAATTGTGCAATGAATGCAAAGAAACGTCTTCTTCTTACTGCAACCCCTTTTATTAACAATTTACAAGACTTTATCCCTATAATCAATATGCTTTACGGACAGCAAGATAATGGAAGAAGAATGGTTGGAACTAAATCAGAACTTGATGGTGGAGAAGTTATTATGATGTTAGGAGAGGCTATTAATCAACTAAATTTAAAAGTTTTAGGTAGACTTATTCATAACAGAGTAGATGTTGTAGATTGTAAAAATAAAGAAGACTTTCCAAGAAAAATAGAAAATGAAATATATATAAATATGTCTCAAGAATATTTTGATAGATACAAAGACGTAATCTCAAACAGAGACGGTTCGCAAAGATATTTTAAAAATCCAGAAGCATTTTATAATGGGCATAGACAAGCTGTTAATAAGCTTGGTAAAGAATATAGTAACGGTAAAATAACTGCTGCGATTAATATTATTAAAGACACAAATTATTCTAAAACTGTTATATACACGAATTGGGTAGCACACGGTATAAAACCAATTGAAGATGCTCTTAGGAAGCAAGGTATAAGTTATGACATATTTTCTGGAGCAACTTCCGAACTAAAGAGAATTAAGATGATTAAACGTTTTAATGAAGGAAGTTTTAATGTTCTTTTGGTTACGAAATCTGGAGGCGAGGGACTTGATTTGGTTGAAGTTAGAAATGTAATTATTTTTGATCCTCCGTGGAATGATGCAGCATTACAACAAATTATTGGAAGAGCCATAAGATACAGATCTCATTATCTTCTTCCAAAAGATGAACAAGAAGTAAATATCTATAAGTTGATTCTTTCGGAGCCAGAAGGTTATCCTGAAAATAATGATCCAATATCCGGGGATCGTATTTTGTATAGAATTGTGAATAATAAGCAAGAGCAAACTAAAAAAGTGGATAATATTCTTCGTGAGAGTTCTATAAAATAATTGTAATAATTATTTTTGATAAACAGGTTTAAAAAAATAATTTTTGTAAGTATGAGAAGAACCGATTCTTACAAAAAGAATCGGTTCCTAGTAATCATAAGTTTAAAGCAATTTGGACTTGGAACATCCAGTAATATGAAAATTAAAACCAAACACTCGGAGAAGAACATGTGAGCCTAAATACTTTCTCAGACACCAAGGAATAGACTTGGGGTAAATCTGCCTGACTGATAAAATAAAAAAATAAAAATAAAAATAAGAAGTTTCTAGTAATTTGTTAAAAACGCAAATGGAAAAACTTTCCATGAAACATCCAGTAATATGAAAATTGTGTAATAAAAATAAGAAGTTTCTAGTAATTTGTTAAAAACGCAAATGGAAAAACTTTCCATGAAACATCCAGTAATATGAATATTGTGTAAAAAAAGAATTGTAGAATTTTAACAACCTTTTAAAGGGGATTTAATTTACTCAATTTGTAAATCAGTTTCTCTTTGGTAGCCAGAGACAGAAAAGATGCTCCTATACCACCATGAAAGTATGGTAGAACTGTATTTGCTCCCAAATAATAGGTTACGTAGTTCAGTGGTAGAACAACCCGACTTATTCGGGAAGACGGTGGTTTAATTCCAGCCGTGAATATTATTAAGACCAGATACTATATATAGTATCTGGTCGTGGACGGATCAGTATCCTGGAGGTTCTTATAAAGCTTCTGTTCCGAGGGCAGCACTCGGCGTGACCATATTATTTATTTTATTCAAAATTGAATAAAATAATAAACTCATTTTACAATCCTCTTTCTTCAAGCCACCTTTCACAATCGATTGCTGCCTTACAACCATCAGAACTTGCAGTAATACCTTGTCGGTACCTACGATCACAACAATCTCCAGCTGCAAATACACCATCAACAGATGTCATTGTATTTTCTTTGTGAAGAATATAACCGTCTTTATCTTTTTCTATTTCTTCTGGAAGAAAAGAAGTGTTAGGTTTATGACCTATTGCTAAGAAAGCTCCTTCAAACAATATATCTTCTTCACTTCCGTCTCTTGGATCTACAAGAAGTGCCCCTGAAAGTATTCCATCTTCATTAGTAAGCCACCTATTTACAGTTCTAAAAGTTTTCCAGAATATCTTTTCATTATTTTTGGCACGTTCAAGCATTACTTTAGATGCTCTAAATTCATCACGACGATGAATAACCGTTACTTTTGAAGCGAAACGAGTTAGAAATATTGCATCTTCACACATTGTATCACCCCCACCAATCACAACAACATCTTGATCTTTAAAGAACGCTCCGTCGCAAGTACTACAGGTACTAAGACCATTACCGCGAAATTCTTCTTCACCTTCTAAATTAGTATACAAGGGATTTGCTCCTGTCGAGATAATAACAGAATGAGTTAGAAATTCTTGTCCATTATCTGTTGAGATAACGAAAGGAGAAACAGTAAGATCCATTTTAGTTACATCTGCTGTAACGATTTCAGCACCGAACTTTTCTGCTTGTTGTTGTAAATCCCTCATCATATCTGGACCTTGCACACCATTAGGATATCCTGGGAAGTTCTCTACTTCTGATGTATTCATTAATTGTCCCCCAGAAAGATTTCCGGTTATAACTATTGGAAAAAGGAGAGCACGAGCGGTATATATAGCTGCCGTAAATCCAGCACATCCTCCTCCAATTATAATTACTTTATGAATTTGTTCTGTCATTTTATTATATTTAGTATGTCTCTAAATATAATTCAAAATATAATTAATTATTTGAGTAACAACTCCAGCACATTGCTTGATACTTTTCCTCCGAACCAATATCCGGTTCTGAACTTCCTTCCCGAACAATCATCTTTTCTTCTCTTTCATTAACACAAAACTTTGCGTTTATAATTGACTTTTTACCGCATTCTACACATATTGTTTTCACCTCTTCAATATTGTCCGCAAGTTCCATAAGTCTTTGAGAACCTGGAAATAATCTGGTTTTGTAGTCACCACGAAGTCCGTAGCAGATAACTGGGACAAACTTAGTAAGCTCTCTAAGTTGCTCTATTTGCTCAGGAGTTAAGAATTGGCATTCATCAACTAAAATACAATCTGGTGTATGTATTTGCTGTGTTTCGAGTAAGTTTGTTGTTGGTGTTGCTACGACATCAGCAATCATACTGAAACCTGCTCGTGAACAAATCATATTAACATCAGTTCTAGTGTCAATATCAGGTTTAATAAGTGTAACTGTCTTTCCTTGTGATTTATAGTTGTGAGCAACCATCAACAAATTAGCAGTTTTTGAAGAATTCATTGTTCCATATCTGAAGTATAGTTTAGGCATTTTATAATTTGTTATATAACAAATTATAAAATTCATTTTTATTTTACAAAATCATATATTATTATTCTTTAGACCCTGTATTTTATATTAACTAAAATTGTTGATTGGAAAAATATTTACTGGGATATAAATAATAAAACATTCACTGTATTAGTTATAATATTTCTAGTAGTCTTTCTAAGTAACCATACTCATATTTATATTTGAATAATGTCTGTAATTATTTAGAACAAAATCATTTGCTGTTAAAGTATCAAGATCATCTATATTACTGATATCTGGTAAAGTAATTGTTGGAAATGTATATTGCTTTCTTTTTGTCTGTTCAATAAGAGCCGTTTTGTGGTTTTCGTAAATATGTGCATCTCCTAAAGACAAATTGAAATATCTTGGGGTTAACCCAGTAAGTTTTCCGATTATTAAAATTAATAGAGACGTTGAAGCTATATTGAAAGGTAACCCAAGACCTATATCTGAAGAGCGATTATAACAAAATGTATCAAGAAACCCATCTTGAAAGTAGAATTGTAAAATAATTGAGTGACATGGAGGAAGAACACATTCATCAACTTGCTCTGGATTATAAGTAGTCATAAGAATTCTTCTTGAAGTGGGGTTATTCTTTAAAAGATGTACTACATTAGCAAGTTGGTCTATTCCTGGTATTCTTGCTTTTCCAGTTTCTTCATCATAGGGAGCATTGAAATGTCTCCATTGGTATCCATAACAAGGTCCCATAATCCCTTCACTTCTCTCTGTCATTCCAATTGAATTTAAATACTCTCTAGATGTATTTCCTTTCCAGATATTAACTTTCTTTTCTTCAAGAATCTTGGAATTCGTATCCCCTCGAATAAAGAAAAGGAGTTCCTCAATAATCCCTCTTAAAAACATCTTTTTAGTTGTTAGAAGAGGAAATCCGTCTCTTAAGTCGAACTTGAGATGTTTTGCGAAAGAAGAAATTGTAATACCATTTCTGCTTTCTCGTCTGTCTCCATTTTTTAGAATATCTGTAACAAGTTGTAGATACTGATATTCACTGTGTTTAACATATTTAAACACAATATGTGTTAATGTTTCTTTATTAGAATTAGAAACAATAGAAAACTTTTCAAGTATTTTCATACATGAATCACTAAAGAATGTGTCGCAATCGAATATATCTGATATAACAGATATATGTACCAAGTTTATATCTTGTGAATAATTAGAAAATACATAGTTGTAAAGTTCAGCACCTCCTGCAACAAATATTTTATAATCTGTATTTTCCGCTGTTACTAAAGCCTCTTCAAATGTTGGAAATATAATCATTGTGTTTTTGTACTCTGGTAAAGATGAAGATGAAGATAAAGATGAAGATATACAATACACAATTCTATTCTTCAAAACAGGAAGACTTTCAGCTGTTTTTCTTCCTACAATGATGATTGAGTTTTGAGTTTTGTTTTTGAATATTTGTAGATCTTCAGGACAATACCAAGGAATACAATTGTCCTTTCCAATACCGCAATTTTCGTCTGATGCAATAATAATATCGAATGTCATTTTATTTAAACACGTGTATTCTTAAATTTATAAAACGAAATTTTATATAAAAATGATTGAGCGTTTAATTAACTTTGAAATATAAGAAGATAGAGAATTTTATCTACTTAACGAAAGCAAAACTGAAAGAAATAATAATATTGGAGTTCAATTTCTTGACTTTCTAAGCACGTGTATTCTTAAATTTGTAATTAATAAAATAATTGTAATTAATAAATATGTCTGACGAAGAATTTGAAGATTATGGTTATGGATCAGGATCAGGATCAGGAGAAGACTGGCAGAGTCAAGAATATCTAGAAGAATACGGTAACGAAGGTGAGCTTAGAGAAGAAATAAATGTTTTTGATAGAATAGGGGGTGTAGGGGACCTAATGATTACAACTGATCTAATGACTCAAGATCCGACAGATCGTTTTAAACTAAAGGTAAATGGGATTTCTAGAGATCTCAAGAATAATAGAAATGTAAATCTTGATGAAGAAGATATAAAAACATTGATAGAGAAGGTTGAGACTGTAAAAGACAAAGGATTTAATATTGGTTTTATTAATCCATCTGCGTATATTTTAGGATATATTGCAAGTGATGGTGGAAGAGGGATTAACCAAAGAGAAGTACAGAATGTGTTTAAAAACGTTTTAAAGTTGGTAGATTCTGTAACTCAACCAGATGTAATAAGATACGCAAGGTTTCATATAAATTTAAACAAATAAATATTTGTAGTGGTTTTTTTACAGAATATTATCTGTAAAAAAATAAGTATAAAGTGTTTAATTAATCAGAATCAGAATCAGAATCCCAGTTTTCATTTTCATTGGAAAATGATGGATATATATAGTGCTGCTCCATCTCATTTATGGTATTTTCTGCTATCCTAATTGCCGCTTGAACTGTAGCCCTTGGAACATCCGACCAAATCTCGTGGAAATCCTTTCTGAATACGTTGTGATGGGTCGTTGCGAAGATGATATCTTTCATAATATCAGGAACAAGATACGTTACCATATCGAGCATGTCATTTCTAATCTTCTCTTCAGCCTTAATTTCTGCAATCATTTCTTTTCGAATTTGAGCCCGTATTTGTTCTTTCGTTTCACTGATTACCATTTCCTGTAGCATAGGGGGCATGTTATAAACAGATTCTGTAATATTCTGTTGACAAAGTTGTTGGAGAGAGTTCATAGTGTTTATTTTAATTTCATAAAAGTTTAAAAAATAATTCAATTTGATATTTTTCTTAATGTGGATAAATATTTATCCCAATTGTCGGACATTAATTTCTTTTCTATTACAATACATGGTGCAAAACTTACTTCTATTTTGTAGATGTTCTTTTTCATTATGATCTTTTTTCTTTCGAAATCTATACCGATAATATTATGTATCTTTCCATCACTGTATTCAATGTCTTTTGACGTTATGACCTTAAATACTATCGCTATTAATATAACAGAGAGTAAATATTTTGCTTGTTTTATAGATAATTTGTATTTGTTTTTCATGTCTATTACATAATTTTCAATTAGATAGTCTTTGACGTTTTTTTTACGAATTCTCGACCAATCCTTCCTACTTTCTTTAATGTTTTCTTCTATATTATGGAAATCGGCTCGTTTATTTACTTTATCTTTATGTGAAAGAAGTCCAAGTTTGTTGGAAAGTAGATTATAAACATCATCGTACAATACAATTGATTTTTTGTTTCTCTCAATTTTGTAACTAAATTCCTTGTCTTTGTAATTACAACATAAAAAGTCTTTACTTATGTAAGTTCCGTAAGGAGTCTTTCCATACGCAAGGTCTTCAAAAATGTTTTCCCAAAATTCATCAGGGGTGTATTTACAGCATTCAAGGAACACAGAATATATAATATCCTTATTTACTGGCATAATATATGATTATTATTAGGAAATAATTCTTAAAATTGATATTTCATTTAGTTTAAGAATTATTTAATTAACATTCTTATACACCACTATCATGTGCATATGAATGATCCTGAGTTATAAATAAAAAGATGTATATATTGTTTAAATTACAGATTATTTCGTATAGTTGTTTTAAAAGAATTAACTATCAAGATAAATGTCAGTTTCTAACAAAATATACACTCTTAACTCTATGAAACAATTGATTGATCTCAACGGAGACTTAACCAACTTTGATCTTACATTTACAGCAACATCAAAAGACGGCTCTCCTTTCGAATTATTAGTCGTAGACCAAACAACTCTTGATTCGAATCCATCTCTTGAATATAAAAAAGCAGAAGGAACTATATCAGGAAATATCATCTCTGATAAAGGTGTTTATCAAAACTATTTTCTACTTCTAAAATCCGATACTCCAACTGAATGTGAAGTATCAATTGAACTTAAAGAAATTCCTAAACGCAAAGCACAACCTCTTGTTTCTCACGAACAAAAACTTTCATCTGTTTCTCAATTACAAGCTCCTAAATCTACCGTTAATTGGTTTGTAGTTTTAGCATTTATATTAGGAGCTTGTGTTCTACTTTGGTATTTCTATGATAATAAGAAAAATAATAGTGATGAATCCATCCCCGACTCTCTTCTTTCACTTTCTTTTAATCAATTTCAACCTACTCAACCTACTCAACCTCCTAAACCTACAGAGTATTTTAATTTAGGAGAAAGTTCTATTCTTCCTAATAAGAATCTACTTGATAGATTATCAAAACTCAAAATAAATAAAACATAATTTAAGAGAATATATAAATTTTGTAAATGGACTTATCAGAACTTTTAATAAACAATATTAATTCTCTAGAAAACGGTGCAGGAGCCAACTTTGGACAAATATTCAGTTCCTTTTTACAACAAGGTGTAGGATCTGAATACAATTACACACCTCCTATAGACCTTATAGATGACGGTGATAATATCATTATATATGTTGATATTCCTGGAATAAATCCAAACACTGTTGCAATAGATTTCTATAATAACAAAATTGAAATTTGCGGAGAACGTACGAAACCTTATAACGAATTTATAAAAAAAGAAATTATATATGGAACTTTCAAGAGAAAAATAACTATCCCAATTAGTGTTACAAATAGAGATAGTGTTACCGTCTCCGCTTCATACGGAGTACTTAAAATAAACATAAACAAAACAAAAGAAGAGAAAAATAAATTCAGTGTTACAATTAGTGAAAATTAATTTTATATCTTGATAGATATAAAATGACTTCAGTAGGACCGTATACACAATCATATGATTTATCTTTTATGTACTCAATGCCTGATCTAAGAAATATTAGTCCAGTAAAACCAAATATTCCACCAACTTCTCTTCTTGGTATTATCACTTCGCATCAAGACTTTAGAAAATTTAAGTACGTCTTGAACCTATCTGGAATGGCTGATCGCTACGCAGACCCTCAAGCAGACTTTACCCTCTTCGTCCCCTCAGACGCAACTATTTCCAAAATACCAGAAGAAATATTCATCAATATGGATTCATCCGTAGCAAGAACAATAGTTAGAACAAGTACTCTAAAAAGGCGTATTCCTTCTGAACTTCTAGAAGACAGCCCTGCAACAAATTTTATAACCACTGATCCTATTAATAAATTATTTATAACTAATATCAGCGGACAAACATCTATCAATAATAGTATTAACGTTATACATAAAGACCAAGTTGCTTCTAATGGTCTTATACATGTTGTAGATGGATTATTATGGCCTGTGATGATATAATAAAAAACATTGTACAAATTTCTATTTAATTTCCATTAATAATCTTTTCCAATCTTGGAAAGAACTGTTTTTCATTTAATATACGTCTCTTTTCTTCTTTAATATAAGGTAATCTTTGACTCCACCAATCTTCTTCGATCATTTGTTTGATTTTATTATAGTCATCTTCAAAATTAGATAATTCAATCCATACAAACGCCCTTTCATCAATATAATTCCTGATATCTGGACATCCATGATACACTGTTAAACTCTCCGCAAGTATACCATCTATCAACTTCTCAGTGTAATACCCATTAATATCCTGATTCTCTACATTAAACGTATATTTGTAAGGAAACATAGCATCATCTTTTTGATGAGGTGGAAGAGCACCCTTGTAATCTTTCCATTCAAACTTATTTCCTCCAAATACATGAACTTCCATCCCCTTACTTTCCAAAAACTTCACAAAATCAACCCTCTTAATATGTCCCGAATCCTTATACTTATCAGATAAAACGGTTGAAAGAATATTAGAAAGTTCATTATTCTTATCAACCGAATCTGAAACAAGTTGGGAATATGATTTAGAAAGATGCCATTCATTATTATTGAAATGCTTGTTATGGAACCCTACGAACTTATAGTCTTTTGCTGATGGAGACGCCCAATCACCCCACAACTCAGGATGATTCTCCATACACGGCTCCATCCTGAATATTATAGTTTTTTCGGGATCCGGAAAAATATTGTTCGGAGGGCGATTAACAACAACATAATAATCTGCAGGCTCTTCACTAACAATTTGAATATTATTCCAAGTGTAATTACCCTTGCTCATCTTGCTCCATAAATTACAAAGTTCCTTTGACCCAGTCCAGTTACAATATAACATAACTCTGAAAATATTGGATTCTTCTATAAGAAGAGGGTTTTCATTTACTTCGTCTTGGGCGTTTATGATTTCAACATTATTTAATTTTTCTCCATTAATGTTTTGTTGAAGTTGATTGCTTATGGTGATAAGTTCTTTTGTACTTTCTTTTTCAAGAGTAATTTTTGCAATTAGCAGACCAAGATGGTTCTGATTTTCTCTCATACACTGGGAGATTGCTTCTATAATGTTATTATCGGAAATATATTGATTTACAGTATGTGACATCTTTTAAATATATTACATTTCTTTATGTAATATATTCTAATCTACGGAAAAATTACATATTATTATTTATAATAATATTCTATATTATAAAAATGAACGAAGAAGAAAGAGAAATTTTAGAACAAATGGATTCCGAAGAAGAAAAAGAAGAATCTCCAACTCCTCTAACTAGAGCACAAATAGCAAGACAGATGATTGAATCTAATCGTCGTAGAGCACAATTGGCATACGAACAGGAAGAAGAAGATAAGGAAGATGAGGAAGATGAGGAAGATGAGGAAGATGAGGAAGATGAAGTTAATTACGAAATCCAGTTACCTTGTAATACTAATGATCTAGAGGCACTTAAAGATATTTCTATATCTTTAGGTTTAGATCCACAAGATTATGATGATGATGATGTATCACAATTATGTGAAGATATAGGATTTAGATTAATGAGAAGAGGGACTATTTCGGCAGATGATTTTAACGATTATTATATAATGGAAGGAGAAGAGGAAGAAGAGGAAGAAGAGGAAGAAGAGGAGGAAGAAGAGGAAGAAGAAGAAGAAGAAGAATATGAAAGTGTTGAAGATCCTGCTGCGAGTATAAGTATATTAAAGAAACTTGAAGAAGACGGGTTTGATTCTAATTTTGGACAAATGTTAAAAGATAGCCGTGCTTGGATTGCTGGTTCTTATGCATTGCAATCTGTTATAAACACTAATTGGGAAAACTCTGATATAGATATTTGGGCAATAGACAAACCGTATAAAGATCATTTTTCTCCTTTATGTACTCTCTTTTCTTATTTCAAAAATCAAGGGTATCAAGCTAAAAGAAATTATAAAGGACATTGGACAGCAAATAAATATAACTGGGATGATCGAAAGAAAATAATGAAATTAATGAAAAAGAATAAAGAAATATCTTCATACAACCGTTTAAAATCTTCTCTATCTGAAATGTGGACATTTTCGAAAGAAGGTTCTCGTAAAGTTCAGGTTTTATTACTCAAACCAAAAATAAGGTTGAATAATGTTTGGCTTCATGAAGAAATAGGTCCTTTTGATTACAAAAAAGCTTTAAAAAGGTATATCGGTCAGTTTGATTTATCTTGTTGTAGAATTTTCTTTACCGGTGAAAAAGTATACGGATTAAACTCAAATACAATAGAGCAAGCAAAAGAAAAGATAATTCACATTACTTTGGAATCGGCTAAATTACAATCTGTAAATGAATGGGTTAGAACTTTAGGACGAATTACAAAGTATTGTGAAAGAGGTTTTAACATAACTTGGCCTGATGAAATAAAAAAAAAATTGTTATACAACTATACTTTCCAATATTTTGAGATTGGTTTTTGGGTTGAAGAATATGTGCTGCTATGGAATGCGATAAGTAGAGAAAATCCTAACTGTGTTATTCCAAAATTTATTGTAAACCAGAATAAAACTTTGACACTTTGGTTTAACGAACAAGATAATCTAACTATGAATGAGATAGGTAGTATTGTTCCTACACCTAAATATATATTAGAAACTACAGAGCAAAATGAAACTAGTCTGAACGAAGAAGGACGAACTTGTACAGATATTATTCGACAGGGAGAGCCATCAATAAAAAAATATTTAGAAAAAAATAAATTTAATCTCATTCTTGTACTACCAACTGCAGAAGATTTCCAAGTTTTCTGTTATAAAATTGACGACTTCAAAGAATCCGTCAAAAATAAAAATAATAATATATTCTACAGATGCACCGGTCGTAAATTACCCCTTCCTGGTAATTCTACTTATGATAATACTGATCCATCAACTTATGATAGAGCACAGCAGTACGATTTACGTACAGCATATTTAAGATTATCTTTGAATTTCAATGTATATGTTCCAATTGACGATATCAAAAAAGCCTTTTTATCTAAAGAAAGAATATTCTATGTCATTCCAGAAATGGAGGATGGAGAGCATAAAATAGTAACTCATTCAGTAAACTATGAAATGGCTCACCGTTTAAGAGGAAGTTCTGCTGTAAGCGCAAATCATTGTCAAGCAAGGAGCGATATCCCAATATACAAAATGAAAGTATGTGAAGGAGGTGAATGTTTTCTATCGGAATTATTTAAAAAGAAAGCTGTAAAAATTGACACTCGACTATTTGACAATTTATTATAATTTAATATATTTCATAATATAAATGTCTTATGCAAAGCTTGGAACAAATTGTTTTGAACAAACTATAGCCTTTACAAGCAATACAAAGTTCTTATCCCCCGTAAATCCTGTCTATTTTCAATCAGTTGAAATCTCTCAATTTGAACAGACTGTCAAAGAAGAGAATAAAGAAGAGAATAAAGAAGAGAATAAAGAAGAGAAGTTTCAATCGTCAGGATGCAAATCTTGTGGATCTTAATTTTTAAAAGAATATTCTTTTAAAATTCATATTGTCTCATATATATATCGTTTCGGATCTTTTCAAGTATAATCCCCAACTTATTTCCCTTTGTATTATGTTCAATCAATGGTCTTAACCCTGTATTTATAAGTTTATTTTTTAGACTTATGTTCTGCTCAAACTTAAGTCTAAGAACCTTTTCCATAATATCATCCTTAATTTCATCCCAATTATCCCGTAGGATGCATCGATTACCAATATAATGTGAAAACATCGGAGTCTTCGAGTTTTTATGATTGTCAATATACTCAAGATCCGTTATGTTTTTATGAGCCTGATAAGCAGCCTCTGACGTTGGAAATAATCCTAAACCAGGGACATCGACTGGATGCATTGAAAAATTAGAGAATCCTGTATTATACGATCTGTAAAAATGCAACGGTTCAAAAAAATTATAGACCATATTTTTCTGAAATCTGGTTTGCGGAGACCCAATTTCTCTCCACTTCTCTCTCATCGTTTTTCGATTGCTGTGATATTTTGTTGTGCGGTGCAAAGATTCACTAGGGCTTATGTTAAACATATGGCATAAAATCGAAGCAACTACAACACCACTTCTACCATGTCCGCCTTTGCAGTGTATAAGTAGGTATTCCCCTTTGTGTAAATTAATTATAATATTAGATATTCTAATAATAAATTGTGCGAAAGATATCCAGTTTGTAGGAGTATGGTGATCCACTATTGGATAGTGTATATAATTATATTTTGTTGTATAAGGAGTGATTTTTTTCTCGGAATCTAAAGTAAGATTCACGAAATATCTAACACCATGATCCTCAAGTTCTTTAACTGAATCTTGAGTGGGAAAAGACCCAAAAAGAGCACGATTTTTGACAAAATAAGAACAAAGATCCATTTCTCTTATTTCCTATTTTTATAAATATATTTTCAATTTTATATAAAACGGTGTTAGGGTGTAAATAAAGTTTATATTTCTTTATTTAAAAATATATTCTAAATATAAAATGCTTAAATATTTAGAAATTGATAGTACATACAGAAATCGCAGAGATCATCCAAATCCTACCAGTTTTGATTTGATAACAGCACAAAGCGGTACTCAAATTGTATCTACATCTTCGTTAAGTCCTGTATCACTATCTACTCCAATAGTTACATACAAATCTAGTGATATTAACGCAATCGAATCTACATCAGTACAAGATAACAATGTTAATTCACCAGTATCTTTCATCACATGCTTTCCAGTTGCACAAAATGCAAATAAAACTTCAGATTACTACAGGGGAATTCAAGCAGCAATAGAAATTACTATTTCTGATGTTGTCACATCTCTCGGTAATGTAAGTATTCACAGCTGGGATTACCTTAACACAGTTGCAAATGAAGATTGTTTTAGAGTAGTATTTGCCCCTGCTGTAGATCAATCATTATTTGCTAATATAACTAAATTTGAACTACTTTGCTCAACTAATTTCGCACTTGGTAACGTATTTATTCCAAATGGAATAGCTTCATCTCAAACTTATAAAAATTTTTTAATATATAATGAAACTAAGAATCTATCAACTATAATATTAGCTTATGATGGCTCTAATAGTCTTGCTCACATAGCACCTCAAGCAGCTTGGGATATTACAGATATTATTTCTCTAAGAAGAGAACTACCTCAAGAATTTGGGCAGTTTCAAGCAGGATCTACAAAATCATCTGTTGCTCTTGCTAACACAGCAAACACAACTCCAGGATCTCTTATAGGTTCTTTTTTAAGAATCACTCAAGAAGGTACAAATTTCGGACAAATATCTCAGATAAATTCATACGAAGGTTCTCCAACTTTTATAGCTACTCTATCAGTAATATTACCTACCCCTCCCATTGCTGGCGATACATATGAAATATTAAGTTTCAACAAAGACGGATATGTACCTCTTAATTATACTGGAACTCATGTCACACAAGATGCATGTTACGAAATTCAATTAGTTAATTTAATTATACCCAATGTTGGAGTAAAAGAAGGAGGTGTTTTAGCGAGTTATCCATACCTTTATGTTGAATTCCAAAACTACACAACTTCATCAGGTGGAGCAACAAACGTCATATACTCAAACAACCCTAATTCGTGTAAAAAACTATTTAGAATTCCTGTATCAGACATTTCACCATCTTCTCTAAACTCATTCCTCACTCTAGACAAATGCTATATGGCACAAAATGTAAGAATTACTCCTTATAACAGTTTCAAATTCGCAATATATTTACCTGACGGAAAACCTCTCGAAATGTCAATTGAAGATAACTTACCTCCTCAAACACCAGATCCGTCTCTTCAAGTATCTGCACTATTTTCCTTAAGAAGAATTAACTAAAATTATAATTTATTTAGTTTATATAAATGTCTGATTTATATAAATTACGTTTATGTGTAGAAAAATATATTTCAATAGTTGACTCACAACCAGTAAAAGAAACTTTTTATCTTCCCGGACTTAAATTCAAAAAATATAATGGACCTGAAATTCAAGGAACTTACAATGACGGAAACTTTGCCCCTTTATCAGGTCTTGAATATGAAAATATTCAAGAAAATATTAGAACAAATATTCAAGGAACTTACACAGGGGGTAACTTTATCCCTTTATCTGGTTTTGAATATAATCAAAAAATTATAGAAGAAGAATTTGGTGGAACAACATCAAGAGGCACTTCAGGCTATGGTTTCAGCCCAAATCCTGGAGCTGATTACGGTTTTAGCCCAAAACTTCAATCAGATTACGGTTTCAGCCCAAATCCTGGAACTGATTACGGTTTCAGCCCAAATCCTGGAATAACAAGCACAGATTCTCAACAACATTCAGATTCAAAAAAAAGTAATCAGCAAGTAGAAATAAACTTTAGTAATTACGGTGATCTTTTAATTGAAGGTTTATATGAGGATCAACAAGGAAATTTACAATCTATGCATCTATATTTATTAAATAAATACGGAAACGATTTATGTATAGAAATTTTGTCAGGACCAATGATTGAAGGCGGTCTATTCAAAAATGTTTTGGAAACAGAATACAGACAAGGCGCTGGTACGATATACGGATCAAGACAAATGCTTGATGATATAGCTCAAAAAATTATAGACGGGTATTCTGTTACAAACTATACCTTTAGTGGTGGAGGAACAGGAACTGTTGAAATGGAAAAAATAGGAGAACCTGATTTTGTTAAAAACTACGAATACGGAGTTTATAATTATCACAGCAGTAATAATAAGCATAATAATTATAGTTTATTTTTTCCAGCACATATTAACAATGTTAATTCTAGTCATATTTATTATAACGATAGCGATAGCAATAGCAATAGCGATAGCAATAGCCTTAACAGTAGACAGTTTACTCCAATAGGATCATCGATACCAACAATTTCTACTACCGCTCCCGTCGTACAACAAAAAGCAGATATCTCTGAACCATCATATGATATCAACACAAGTTCGTTAACTAATGAAGGACAAAGTATATACGAAAAAAGATTTAAAGATGTTTTTAAGTATTTAGAAGAAGAAACTAAAGAAAATTACTCCTTCGTTGGTGTCACTCACCCCATTGGATACAACGCTCAAAGAAACTACAGAGCAACAAAACCTAAAACAATAATGGAAGAAAGATTGAAAAATTTCGTAGATCAAGGGATATTACAACTTACTAACCCAAAACTTGGGCTAGTAGAATCTATAATAAAAAGACAATTTGTAGTAAAAAAGGTAACAATCTCATTCTTTGGCTCAGAAGAAAATGTTGAAAAAACACCCCTTATTCAACTTCAAGGAGTCAGAGACAAAGATGGAAATGTGATAGATATAGACCCTATTGAATATGAAATAAGAAACCTCACTCCTATCAATGCAGTAAAAAAGGTACTCAGAGAAAGAATATTTCCTCTTGTTAACCTAGATTTCGAATTTCTAGACGAAAGAATACAAGAAAATTTCAATCTTTTAGATACAGGTGTCGTTAGAATAGGTTTCGATAAAAAAGGAGGTTGTTGGTCAATGTTAGGATTAGATACATTTTTCTCTCAAGAAAAAACAACAATTAACTTCAGCTGGCTTGATGCAGCAACTATTATGCACGAATTCTGTCATATGCTTGGTCTAGGACACGAACATCAGAATCCTCTCGGAAAACCCATCAATTGGGATAAACCTGAGGTATACAAGTGGGCAAAACTTGTTCATGGATGGGACGAAGAAACCACATACATTAATATCATCAAAAAATACGATATTAATGCTGTGAAAGGTATCAAATACGATCCGAACTCTATTATGCTATACTTCTTCCCACCACAACTTACACTCGACAAAAAAGGATCCAGACAAAACTTACAACTAGCTGTAGAAGATATAAAGTTTATTATGTCTCTTTTTCCAGGAAAAGACCTTGATTACAAAAAATTCTATAAACAAATATATGGAAAAAATATTGAAGAAGACTCCAACTGGTTTTCTAATCTACTTAAATTAATAGCTTTACTCACTCTTATTTATATTATCTTTAGAATATACAAAAAATACAAAAAACCTACACTTTAACCGTTCTGCCTTAATAATAATTTTGATTTTATTATTTAAATAAATAAATAAAATCAAAAAATGACCTCTCATATAGTATTCTCGAATAAAGGAAAGAAGTGGTCTGATGAACAAGACCAACTCTTAAAACAACAATATCAAATTGACCAAATGAATATCATAGACATCGCAAAACAAAACCTTCGAACAGTAGGTAGCATAATATGCCGTCTCAAAAATCTAGAAGTTCTTTCCCCCTATTTACAAACAGAAGATTATAACTCGGTTAGAGGATATTCAGAATATCTTAAGGATACTGAATTCATGGAAGCTGAAAAGGAATCAAGAAAGAAAAAAGATAAATACTCTCCTTCACTCTTACACCCAAATAGAGACGTTGAAATTACAGAAATAAAAAGAGATATAACAGAAATCAAAAAAGGGATGAATGAAATACTATCTTTCTTACATTCTATTTACGAAGAAGAATAATTATATTAAAATTATTAATTTTTAAATTTATAATACAACATATTATAAATGAGAAACCAAAACAATGAAGCAACTGGAGTAACCAAAAACTTTGAACCTAAACACATAGTCCTATTCTTCTCTTTAGTAGTTATAATTATAACAATCATGGCATGTTATAAACTTTTCTAAAATTAAAGTATACATAAGTACCATAATTTTTTATATCGTGACTATAACAAGGTTGTAACACACTTACATAATTTATTACAATCCAACTAACTTTCCTCTTGTAATAAATCATAACTTAATAAGGTAGAAGTTTTTAGTAAACAATGGATCTTACAACTAAAAAATGCTACAGTTGTAGAAAATCGTACGATATATCTCACTTTGAGAGATTCGATAAATCATTCAAACTATGCAACAAATGCTTCAAACCTTGTCAAAATGAACATTGTAAAATAAGATCAAGAGACTCATCTAACTTCTGTGTTAAACACGGAGGAGGAAAACGTTGTTCAATAGAAAATTGCGGAAAAGGGGCTCGCGGTAGTAGTAATTTTTGTATGAAACATAAGAAAAAACAAGACAACGAAAAAGAATGTAATGAACTTATAGAATATTTAATAATAAATTCTGTTGAACCTAATAAACGACTTCCTAATATAACACTTTTGATGTTTATGTTTATTACCGGAGAACTTGTAAAAGAAGGAAAAATAAAACTTGAAGATATAAATATTACAAATCTAGAAATAAAATCAAGAGATCCAAATATCGTATCAGAATTCGAAAACCTTTATTAGTAAAACATACTCTATTCAATTTACTCCTACATTACTTATTAAACAGCATTTTTTGTAAGTAAAAAATTTGTAAAAGTGAAAAATAATAGCAATTAATATTATAAATATAATAATTTTTATATTACATTTTATACGCTTAAATATAATTGAATCAAGTCCATGCCAAGATTCTCCCTTTAGATTCGTAATATAAGATTCGTCACGTGTTTTACATCCATTTTTTGAACATGAATCACATATTGACAAAGATTTTGGTAAAAGTGAAATTGAACCTTCATAATTCAATACTGCATTACTAAACATAACCGGACCTGTTGTACTTACAACATTATAATGTTTACCAAATCTATACCAAGGTACATATTTAGATTTTTTTTCTGATTCGTTTATTACATACTTCCAAAAAGGTACATTTTTTTTAGTGGATATCATAAACGCGTTAGTAAAACGCTCATTAACAGTATTACCTCTCATAACTAGCACATCTGCATTAAGAATAGAATCTGGAATACGTTTTATTGGAACAATATCTAGATCAGAATATATACCTCCATATTTTTGTAAAATAAAATATCTAATAATATCGGCTCTTTGAATATTATACTTATAATTTAGATACATATCTAAATATTTAGGGTGCTCTTCTTTAATAAAATTTAAATTATCTTCATCTGTCCACAACTTATATGTATAATCTGGGTATAATTCCTTCCATTTTTCGGCAGATATCTTCCATACTTCAGGAATATCTTTGGTTTTCCAAGTTTGGTGAATATATTTACTATCTTCATCCATTATATTTATCAAATACAATATTATTATATACTAACACTTTAAAAATTTTATTAATTACACATTAATTAAATCAAATATTCATGTTAACATAAAAGAACCATATCTAGACCCTATATATACAATCTCACGCTCTTCTATATTCTCTATAGCATCTAACAATTCTTGCTTCCAATTATTTCTATCATAATAAACATCTTCCTGCTCTATTCTTATTACATAATAATCATTCTCACGCGCCCATTGCATCTTCTGTATATCTATTTTTTTCGTCTCTTCTGGAGACTTCCAATTACTTATCTGAATAAAATGCTGAGGTCCATCTAATTCAACTATAGTTTTATTATCGACAAGAAAATCATATCTTCTCTTTCCACTCCAATTAAATCTTTTTTCTCTTTCAACTAAACCAAATCTTGATTCTAAAAATTCCCACATTTTTCCTTCTGTTTTATTACAACAATAAGGACAACCTGTAGGATTATTTTTTTTTGTTCTACTATTAATAATAGCATCCCATTCATGACAAGGATTTCCTGTTTTACATTTCCAATTAACTTTTGTATTACTTCCAATAGTATATTTCTTCATATCTTCAATATTACCTTTCCATTCAACTCTTAATTCAGGGAAATTATTATATAGATTAGGACAATTTTCACATGAACAAGTTTCTAGTCCACAACAATAAGGACAACCTGTATGATTATTTTTATTTGTTCTACTACTAATAATAGCATTCCATTCATGACAAGGATTTCCTGTTTTACATTTCCAATTAACTTTTTTATCAGTTCCAATAGCACATTTCTTCATATCTTCAATATTACCTTTCCATTCAACTCTTAATTCAG